GGTGACCAGCTTATCGAGCACCGCCTTGCGGGCGGATTCTTCAGCATCGAGCACCGGCTTGGCGCGGCGCTCCTGTTCCTTGGCTATCTCGGCCGCCTTTTTGAGCGAGGTCGGGTCGCCCATGGCAGTCCACTGATTTTTCTCAGTGGTCAGCTGCTCATCGCTCTTGCTCTCATAGAGCGCTTGCAGCGCCGCCCGCTTGGCCGCCATCTTTTTGGCCGCTTCGCTTTCCGCTTTGGGCTTTTCATACCCAAATGAATTGCCCAGCCGGTTGACTGCGCGCTGGAAGGTACGCTCGGCCGCCTCATCATTAGGCGCACCCTTGTCTCGGCAACCCGTGATGTACGCCGCCCGCACGGCCATGAAGCGCTTGTAGTCGACGCCCTTGAGGAAGTCAAATAGCGCCGTGTCGCACTGGCTCAGCTTGCGCTCGGCCACCGTCTTGGCATCCTCGGCCATCCAGTAGTCACGCCCGAGTTGCTCGATTGTCTCGAGCTCAGCGGGCGAGAGGATCGGCGTTTCAGCCACAGGGGCTTCGTTGACACCAGGGATTGCAGATTGTGCTGCTGCAACAGCTTGCGGCTTGTTTGCCATGATGTATTTCCTTCAATAGAGAGGCGGGCAATAGCGCCCAAAACAAACCGTCACAGTGACGCTTTGTTTTCTGGTCAGCGGGCATCACCCCCCTGTCCATAGTGTTAATATATCAAACTGACAGTGTTTGGGGGGATTCCCCACGCCCGTGTGACGCTGAGCGGGCAGCGCCAGCGCAGTGATCTATGCCAGCGTACCAAGCGCAGGGCTCGACCGAGACCGAAAAAAATCGCGCCGAGCCGCGCTTGATCGACCGCCATGACGAAGCGAGCGCAGCCGGGGCCTGGGGTCGAAGCCCGCCGCGCCCAGTGGGCAAGCCTCCCCGGGGGCCCAAATACGGCCGAAGGGGGGCCCCACTCCCTATACATAGTGTTTTGCACACCCGAACAGCAAAACTTGGCCAACAACTAGACCCCCCCTCCCCCAAAGTTATCCTGCCAGACTAACTTCGCTAATTTCTGCATAAACACCCCCCCGTCAAGGGGACCCAAACTTTTCCCTTGTGCGGTACTATATTTTTCTGTTACATTCCGCGCATTCCCGAACTCTTTCGGTGCTATGACTCTTCAGATCAGACCTGATAAGACCGTGCCGTTTCCCGCAGACGCAGCGGGCGAAGCGGCAACAACCCTGCGCGAAAACATGCAGATCGCGGCGGACACCGCTGCGCTTCTCGAACAGCTACGCCCCGAAGGCGAAGCGAGCGAAGCGGACACAGCTGCCGCCGACGAGATATTCAAAGCGTTCTCCGAACGAGCCAAACAGCAGTTTGAGGAAGCGATGGCCCCAGAGCCAGAAAAGCCCGCCAAGAACAAAGGCGGCAGACCCCGAAAGTATCCAGTTGCGGACAACGCTAGGGTAAACCCCCCGTCTCTATATCAGGGCAACGTCGCGGAGCGAATCCGCACGATGCTCAACGAATACAACAGCCACACGGTGGCTGATGCGGCAGAAATGCGCATGGTGGTGACCAATAAGCTGCTGGATTTGTCTATGTGCGGCGACCCGCGTATTGAGATTAAAGCTGCTGAGATGCTGGGCAAGATCAGCGACGTGGGCCTGTTTACTGAGAAGACGGAGATCACGGTTACTTACAACTCGGTTGCAGATATCGACAACGCCATCAAGGACAAAGTTCGCAAGATGCTGTTGGCTCACGGTGCAGATTTGTCGCCCGTAGATATTGATATAGACGCAGAGTTGGGGATTACGTCAGGCGAGCCAGCCCCGCCCGCTGAAGATATCCCGCCGGAGGCCCCCAGTGCGGTATGACCAGCAGGTTTCGGCTCTTGATGATGAGTTGAAGCTGCTGCTCAGCCAGCTAGATAAGCTGCCTGAAGCCAAGAAAGTGCTCATTCTTGAGGACTTGGAGCGTAGGGAGAAGCTGCTGGAGAAGGAAAGAGCCCGCAATACGTTCTTAGGCTTCGTGGAGAAGGTGTGGCCGGACTTCATCGGCGGGCGACACCACAAGATTATGGCCAAAGCGTTCGAACGAGTGGCCAGCGGCGAGTGCAAACGGCTCATCATCAACATGCCGCCCCGGCATACTAAGTCGGAATTTGCCTCGTATCTGCTGCCCGCGTGGTTTTTGGGCAAATTTCCCAACAAAAAGGTGATTCAAAGCTCGAATACGGGTGAACTGGCGGTCGGTTTTGGTCGAAAAGTGCGAAATTTGGTCGATTCGGAGGTCTACAAGGACGTTTTTCCGAGTTTGGAGCTGCAACAGGACTCAAAAGCGGCCGGAAGGTGGAATACGTCCAAGGGCGGCGACTATTTTGCTATCGGCGTGGGCGGTACGGTCACCGGTAAGGGTGCCCACCTGCTGATAATTGACGATCCGCACTCCGAACAGGAGGCTGCGCTGGCGGCGACCAACCCGGATGTCTACGACAAGGTGTATGAGTGGTACACGTCAGGTCCACGGCAGCGTTTGCAGCCGGGTGGGGCCATTGTGATCGTGATGACCCGGTGGGCGCAGCGCGATTTGACGGGTCAAGTGATAAAAGCGGCGGCTCAGAGGGGTGGCGAAGAGTGGGAAGTCATTGAGTTTCCCGCCATCATGCCCTCGGGTAGCCCGCTGTGGCCAGAGTTCTGGAGTCTGCCGGAGTTGATGGCGCTGCAAGAGGAGCTGCCCAACGCCAAGTGGCAGGCGCAGTACCAGCAGAACCCGGTGGGTAACGAGTCGGCCATCGTCAAGCGTGACTGGTGGCAGTGGTGGGAGAAAGATGAGCCACCGGAGTGCGACTTCATATTGCAGTCGTGGGATACGGCGTTTGAGAAGACCCAGCGGGCGGACTATTAAGCGGGCTCGACGTGGGGGGTCTTTAACTGCAAGGAAGATGGCAATCGGCCGAACATTATCTTGCTCAACACGTACAAGAAGCGGGTGGAGTTTCCTGAGTTGAAGAAAGACGTGCTCAAGGAGTACAACGAGTACGAACCCGATGCGTTGATCGTTGAGAAAAAGGCGTCCGGTGCGCCGTTGATATATGACTTGAGGGCGATGGGTGTGCCCGTTCAGGAGTACACGCCGTCAAAGGGCCAGGACAAAATCGCCCGCCTGAACGCTGTCTCCGACATAATCGCGTCGGGTAAGGTCTGGGTACCGAGAACTCGTTGGGCCGAAGAGTTGGTCGATGAGATAGCTGAGTTTCCCAACGGTGAGCACGATGACTTGGTGGACGCCACGACGCTGGCGTTGATGCGGTTTAGGCAGGGCGGATTTCTGCGGTTGCCCACAGATGAGCCCGAAGAAACTGTCTATTTCAAGAGTCCCCGCAGAGAGCGGTTTTACACGGTTTAAGGAGCCATCATGGCAATGGAAAAAGGTTTGTATGCAGCGCCCGAAGGGTTGATGGACATCCCCACAGATGGGCCGATGATTGAGATTGAAGTCGAGGACCCCGAGGAAATAAGGATCGGTCTTGGGGACTTGGAGATTGATCTTGCCCCTAGGAAAAACACCGGCGGGGGGGATTTCGAGGCCAACCTTGCGGAGTACATAGACGCAAGTGAGCTAGACCGGCTTGGTGGAGAGTTGGTTGAGGACTTTGGTAAAGACATCATGGACCGCAAGGAGTGGATGCAGACCTACGTTGAGGGTCTCAAACTCCTGGGTCTGAAGTATGAAGACCGCACGGAGCCGTGGAATGGGGCCTGTGGTGTGTTCCACCCCATGCTCACGGAGAGTGTGGTGCGGTTTCAGAGTGAGGGTATCACTGAGACGTTCCCGGCGATGGGCCCTGTGAAGACGGTGATCATCGGTAAGGACACTCCGGAGGTTGAAGAGGCCGCCGCCCGCGTGCGTGATGACATGAATTATCAGCTCACTGAAGTGATGTCTGAGTACCGCCCGGAGCATGAGAAGCTGTTGTGGAACTTACCGATTGCTGGTTCGGCGTTCAAGAAGGTGTACTACGACCCCAGTTATGGCCGTCAGGCGGCGGTGTTCATCCCCGCCGAAGACATCGTGGTGCCGTACGGTGCGTCGAGTATTGAGCGGGCGGAGCGGGTTACGCACGTGATGCGTAAGACCGAGAACGAGATCACCAAGCTCATGGAGGCGGGCTTCTACATGGACGTTGACTTGGGGGAGCCGTCCCACGAGTTGGATGACATTGAGAAGCAGAAAGCCGAAGAGACGGGTATGTCGGCCATTCAGGATGACCGCTACCGTATTCTTGAGATGCACGTCAACTTGGACCTGCCGGGTTACGAGCATAAGAACAAGAAGGGCAAGCCCACGGGTATTGCGCTGCCGTACGTGGTGACGGTGGAGAAGGGTACTCGCAAGGTGCTGGCCATTCGCCGTAATTGGTACGAAGAGGACAAGCTGCACCTCAAGCGCAACCACTTTGTTCACTATCAGTACATTCCGGGCTTTGGGTTCTATGGCTACGGTCTGATCCACCTGATTGGTGGATACGCCAAGAGCGCAACGATGCTGATCCGCCAGTTGGTGGATGCGGGTACGTTGTCGAACCTGCCCGGTGGCCTGAAGTCGCGCGGTCTGCGAGTCAAGGGTGACGACACCCCCATCGCTCCGGGCGAGTTTAGGGATGTGGATGTGCCGTCCGGGTCGATCCGCGACAACATTCTGCCGCTACCGTACAAGGAACCGAGTCAGGTTCTGTACACGCTGTTTGACAGAATTGTGCAGGAGGGCCGTGCGTTTGCCTCTTCTGGCGACATGAACGTGAGCGACATGAACGCTCAGGCCCCGGTAGGTACTACCTTGGCGCTGCTGGAGCGGCAGTTGAAAGTGATGGGCGCTGTTCAAGCGCGGATGCACTTCTCGATGAAACAGGAGTTCAAGCTCCTCAAAGTCATCATCGCAGACTATACGCCCGAGGAGTATGACTACGAGCCGGTCGATGGCTTGCGCAAGGCCAAGAAAACCGACTATGACATGGTCGATGTCATCCCGGTGAGTGATCCGAACGCCGCCACGATGGCCCAGAAAATTGCCACGTATCAGGCAGTTTTCCAGCTCGCCCAGGCCTCGCCGCAGCTCTACGACATGCCGCTGCTGCATCGGCAGATGATTGAGGTGTTGGGTGTGAAGAATGCGGCCAAGCTTGTGCCGATTGAAGACGACATGGTGCCGACCGATCCTGTTACCGAGAACCAGAGTCTGCTGACCAACAAGCCAGTCAAGGCGTTTATCGAGCAGAACCATCAGGCTCATATTCAGGTTCACATGGCCGCGATTCAGAACCCGAAGATTCAACAGATTGTCCAGGGCAATCCGATGGCACAGCAGATCATGGCTGCTGCGATGGCACATATCAACGAGCACGTTGCGATGGAGTACCGCCGCCAGATTGAAGAGGCGATGGGTATGGTGCTGCCCAGTGATGAGTCCAACAAACAGGTTCCGCAGGAGATGGCAGATCAGATTGCCATCAAGGCGGCTCAGGCGTCTCAACAGTTGCTCCAGCGTGACCAGCAGGAGGCCCAACAGCAGCAGGCTCAACAGCAGATGCAGGACCCTGTGATTCAAATGCAGATGCAGGAGTTGCAGATCAAGATGAAGGACCTTGAACTCAAGGCTCAGAAGCAGACGATGGAGGCTGCGGCCAAAGCCGATCAGCTTGAGATTGAGAAGGCCCGCATCGAAGCCCAGAAGGAGATTGCGGCGATGCAGGTTGCGGCGAATTCCGCGTCACAGCGAGACAAGCTCAGCAAGACTATGGAGCTTGAAGGAGTCAAGCTTGGCATGCAAGTTGCCAAAGATAAAGCGCAATCCAACCGTCCGCAGAAACAACCCGAAAGGAGCAAATCGTAATGGCTGATGAAATCCGAGTGCTGGCACTCGTGCAGAAAGAGATTGAAAAACTCCGGCAAGAGCAGGTCGCGTATGTGGCCGCTAGCCGTGCTGACACGTTTGACGAATACAAGAAAGTCTGTGGGGTAATCCGAGGTCTAAACCTTGCAGACAACATCATTAACGACCTCGTGCAAAGGATGAACGATGAGTGAGTATGACGTGTCCGCAGTGGACCTTTCTGGCATTCTGAACAGAACCGCCGAAGAAAAGGCCAAACAACTTCCTGACCCTAAGACGTATCGCATGCTTTGCGATGTTCCGGAGGCGATGGAGGAGTATGCAGACAGTGAGGTTGGGCTCGTTAAAGATGCCAAGACCATGCACTACGAGGAGGTTCTGACTCCCGTGTTGTTCGTGGTCAAGCTCGGCCCTGACTGCTACAAGGACACCACCCGCTTTCCAAGCGGTGCGTCTTGCAAAGAAGGTGACTTTGTCATCGTGCGACCCAATTCAGGCACCCGCTTGAAGATTCATGGCCGAGAGTTCCGCATCATCAATGATGAGTCGGTCGAGGCCGTTGTGGAAGACCCGCGTGGTATCACCCGCGCTGCGTAAGGAGTAACCTATGGCAACCCAAAAATTTGAAGGTGAAGAGTTTGAGTTTCCTGATGAGAAGGAAGAAAAAGCCAAGGTGAAAGCCGAGGACGAAAAACTTGAAGTTGAGGTTGAGGACGATACGCCGGTACAAGACCGGGGTCGCAAGCCGATGAAAGACCCAGTGGAGGACCCCACTGACGACGAGCTTGCCTCTTATGATGAAAAAGTCCAGGCCCGAATCAAGAAATTTACTCGGGGTTACCACGACGAACGTCGTGCCAAAGAGGAAGCTCTGCGCGAGCGCGAGGCCGCTGAGCAGTTTGCTAGGCAGGTTTGGGAGCAAAACAAGCAGCTTCAGCAGCAGCTTTCTACTGGCAGCAAGGCTTACATCGAGACTTCAAAGAGCGCGGCTCAAGTTGAGCTTGAAGCTGCCAAGGACAAGTACCGTAAAGCGTACGAGTCTGGCGACGCTGACGCTATTGTGTCGGCCCAGGAGCTGATAGCCAAAGCCACTTTGAAAATGGACAAGGCTGAAACGCTCAAGCCGATTGAGGTTGAAGAGCGAGAGAATTTCGTTCCTGCCCGAGCAGAACCCGCCGCTGCAAATATCACCCCCCGGACCAAGCGTTGGATTGAAGCTAACAGCGATTGGTTTGGCCCGGATGAAGAGATGACTATGACTGCAATGGGTATTGACAAGAAATTGCAGAAGGAGTATGGTGCAGACTATATTGGTACGGAAGAGTACTTTAAGACCGTTGACCGTACCATGCGGAAAAGATTTCCTGAGTACTTTGAGTCTCAGAGCCAAGAGGAAAATGACCCGCCTCCACGAAAGAGGTCAACCCCGGTGGAAGAGGACGATGAGCCTTTACCCCGTGCATCCAAATCTACTGTGGTAGCTCCGGCTTCCCGCAGTTCTTCGCCAAATCGTATTAGGTTGAAGGCGTCCGAAGCGAACATTGCGCGTCGTCTTGGGGTTCCTTTAGAACAATACGCTAAACAGGTTGCTTTGCTTAATAGGGGTAAATGATGGATCAACAAGCTCAAACGGCTACAACGCCGCGTCAGAATCGTCTCGCTCGTGAGATGGAATCTCGCGCTGCTACTGCGCGCCCGCAAGCATGGCGGGCACCAGAAGTGCTACCTTCGCCTGAAGATCGCCCCGGGTGGAAACACCGGTGGGTACGTACTTCGACGATGGGTCAAGCTGATCCCAGCAATATCTCTAGTAGGCTACGTGAAGGGTATGAACCCTGCAAAGCAGAAGAGTACCCCGAGATGATGATGTACGCCTCTGTAGATGGCCGCTTCAAAGGCGGTATCGAAATGGGCGGGCTGTTGCTTTGCCGCATCCCCGAAGAGTTTTTGGGTCAGCGTATGAAACACTACGAAGGCCAGAACAAAGCTCAAGTGGAGTCGGTGGACAACAATTTCCTTCGTGAGAATGACCCCCGGATGCCCCTTTTCTCTGAGAAGA